CGATAACTTGTGCGAAACCCTTAGCTTAAGATATGATATATATCAGAAGACTAAAATATTATATTGAAGGAAGGAAGGTTTATATTAAAATCTTCATCAGAAATCAATACGCTCCAACTCCTGTTGAACTTCAATAGGACTATATGTAAATAAAGGACGATCCTTATTAGACTTAATAATGAAATTAAGAATCTTAAGATTGTATTCTTTAAGTACTTTTTGTCCAGAAGTGTCTCCTGACTCTTTGTTATTAGCTCTTAAAACTAATTCACTCAGAGACATAAATGAGTCATGCTGTTCACACAAGTGGACCAGCGTGTCAAGAGAACACCTACTTAAAACAGATCCATCCAGGTGGTTGTAAAAATCAACAATTCCAGAAAATCAGTTACACACCATTCCGTATGTTACTTGAAATTCCTCTCTATCCCCTGGGGATAAGAAGACTAATTCATTGACTATGTCGAATGCATCAGGGAAATTTGGATCTCTCAATTTTCTAAAGATTTCAGTTGTTAAATTCAACTGGAGAGTGTCAAAAGTTTTCTCATCCTTAAAAGATAATAATTTATCTATTAAGGTTTCTCTATGAAAATGAGAATCTAACTGATAAACATGTTCTACTCGATCATCATTTGATAATTCTAAAGGTAAACCCTTAATTAAAGAAACAAATAAATTTGAAAGATATTTGCTATTTAATGTAGAAACATGCCTTGACAAGTGTGATCTTCCCTTCACTAGTGGACTAAAAGACGTAAGCGCCTTTAAAAGGTCCGAATATGATATCCTTTTACTAGAGAGGAACATAGATAAAGCCCCGATGTAATTAAACATCATATCAACCCTTTCGGATTTTCTATTTTTAAGGACCCTATCCATGTAAGACACAATATTAGGAACTTTTATAGTTTTAAGTAGATAAATTAAATTACTTATTCTACCTAACCTAGTATTGTTCGAAATAAGCATCCGGAAAGGGATCGCACTCACAGTTTGACCTTTAAAGCTAGAGACTTTAGCAAAATCGAAACTCCCGTTATTTGATATCACGGATTTTCCAAGATTAATGGAAACTCCATAAGATGTCATTAAGGACAAGTACTCTTTTGCTACTCTCTCATCAAAAATAACAATATCATCTCCTAGTAATTCATAATTGCTAAATCAAAACTCGACCCTTTCATTGAAAGGATAAGCTTTAATATAAGCAAGTTGAACGATTAAGTGATGAGTGACTGCTAACATCGCCCAAGATGAGAGGGCCCCCATAGGTTGACCAGTACCATACATTAGCGGTGAGAATGACTTTGTCTCCTCATCTTTAAAATAGTACGGTCTTCCAACCAGGATAAGTTTCCATAAGTTTGCAGCCTCTTTACCGATTATAGGTTCCAAAATTGAAACCTGTAAGGCTAGAGGTAATCGATCGGTTGCGGCTGAAAGGTCGTACCCAAAAGATTTTCCTGATAACTTCGCTTTTTCCTTGCACCGCATAACTGCGGCGTGTTGGTCAAAAGTTCCATCATTAGGTAACCTTTTAAGGAAGTCAAATAAGACTTTATGAAGAGGGTTTAATATTGATTGTGTTCAAATATCAACCATTGCAAAAATCCTTACTTTACCGGCAGGTTCCTGTTTAGCTGCTAATCTACCTAACATTAACGGTTCTGATCATGTTTTCACATAATTAGAATTCGCATATATGTCAAATTGTTTTAGCAACCTGTCAAGTCCCATTACTTCCATGAACCTTCGAAACTGATGAAACTTCTCAAGATCATGATGTTTTAAATACAAAGGTATTTTAAACAATTCTGTTCAAGATGATTTAGCATCAGGTGACGAAGTCTCCAACGGCAATAGATTATACATCTGCTTAAGTATAGAAATGTTAAATTTTGCTTTGAATCTCTTAGCTAACGCTTGGAGTTCCGAAGATCCATTTTCCAAATCTTGCTTTGATGCAGTTGTTAAATCAGTAATCGTAGAGAGTTTAACCTTACCAGGGATAGAAATAATCCGATAGATTGAATATAAAGATATTCAAAATCTCATCATATTTGTATCTCCTCTTCTTATAGCTTTTCGATCCTCCACAGGTATAAACCTAGGAAGACCGTGTGCTAAACGAGGAAAAGGCAACTCATCTAACTCTTTCAGCGATGAAAGAGGATTACCAGCTACAAACTTCTGAATAGCTAAGGAAGAATGTTTTAAGTATTTTACTGTATAACTAGCTCCGTGACGTTTGGTCACAGTTAGTATATAATTACAGAAAATCTTTAATATTTTAAGTCTATGAATAATCTTCTTTGATTTTGGGAAGCACATGAAGACAAAACGTCATCCATGGACCCTAATCAAAGCTGGCAATTCATACGAATTACCTAGCGAAATCATTGGTTCTGATACATAATGATCTTTAAAAGCTTTGATAATACTAAGAAATTTTGTATTTTTCATAAGTTAATAAATAGTTATGTTGGTCTGAACAGACCTCTCCTAATAATTATCACACCTTCATTTAGAAGAGCTGTGGTGATGCTTTTCAGCAGAGCACAACGTACATGCCCAAACCAGGGTTTAGTATAGTTGTTATAAGAGATTAGAACCAACCCTGTTACTCCTTGTGAAAGGATCAGCAGATTTGAAGTTACTAAGACTCCCCTCACCCTTTTAAATTAATGATTAATTTAAGAAACGAGGTGAGAGTAGCATTGCCCCTCTCCTTTGATACAAACATATCACGTGCCAACTGTTTGATCAAAGGTTCAAAGGACTT